TCTTTTTAGGTTCCTCAGCATCATCGTCATCGTCATCATCGTCATCGTCATCTTTGTCTGCTGGAGCAGCATAAAGCATTTCCTTCAACTCATCATATTCCTTGACGATTAGTATGTCATCCAGATTTGCTGCCTGTTCCAGAATGTCATCATCCAAATCTTCTTTGCGTGCTTTGAAGTCTATTCGAACGACATTGTAGCCTGAAAAACCACCTTCTGCTGCTTCAGCCCTACACTTCATGTAACTTCCACCTTCAGGCAGGAAGAATTCATCCATGTTATTTTCATGGTCTTCAAACTCAGCATCAAGAACCTGTCTCAATGCCTTGCCAAAATACCAGTCAGGCATATGCAGAAGTTGAACGGTGTTCTTATCTTTTTTCAAGTCTCTCATGTTAAAGATAAGTCGATTACTTGGTTTGAGTGCTTCTACTGTCTTCTCATCAACTTCTGGGTCGTCCTGTAGTTTAGCTCTGAACTCACAACACGGGCATGGCTTTCTGAACGTCTTAGCGAGACAGACAACCCACTCATCGTTGACACCTATGCCACGATGCACCCAAAATGACCGTACCCACCAATACTTACCAGCCTTAGCAAATTCATTGCCTTCTTTGGTAATGTATGGAATTGCATCCAGAAAGTATGTATCTGCTGATTTGATGTTATACATTTTCATACCTTCTGGCAATTTGAATAACGTAGAGAAATCACCGCTTGACTTCTCACGCCATTTTGCCATACCACTTGATGTTCTGTGTTTTTCCCGTTTTTCTTTGCTTTTTTTAGACATACTGTCACTCCTTTATTTCGTTGTTATCGTCTTCGTGTGGTTTCTCCCACATACGTTGTGCGCTGTAGTATCCTGATACACCCCATTTAACTATAGTAAATGTTAAAAAAGGTGCTAATACTAAGATACAAATTGTTATTGCTATTGCTTTAATCATCGTCGTCATCGTCATCGTCATCATCATCATCTGGCGTGGATTCTGTATACCCTACAAAATTGTCTATTGCTTTTTGTTCCCACTTTTCCGTTAGTTCCTTACTTAACAATTCCTCCAGTATTTGTACGCTTTTCAAAAATTCAGATAATTTTTGATTACCACTTAACCGAAATTCCATTGATATAAAATCGAGCAAGGGCGTTGCAGCTTTTAGAATTTGTAAGTCTAAATTCCTTTTTGCTTTTTGTTTGATACGTTCTTCGATACTTACCATTTTAATCCTTTCTCTTTCTGAATTTGGTACTACCACCTGTCGATTCTTTCTGTGCTGGACGACTGAAGTAATTTCTTTCATCCTGTCCATCCAACATAGATAAAGATGTCCTGCGATGGTCGAGGGATTTGTTAGCAGCTTCCAACATGTTTAACCTATACTGAGCATCAATACATTTTTTGCTGGCATTTTGGAATTCTTTACTGCGAAGAATAGCACCCTTAATAGCAGCTTCAGTTGGTTTCTTGTCAGCATCCAAATCATAATCAGCAGGATTTTCACGAATAGCTATATCAACTTCTGCTTCTTCCACCTTCAAGTCTGCTTTGGCCTCATCCAGTAGCTTTATCGCTTTGGCTGTCATCCGTCCATAGTCCCAAACCAAATAAGGTTGGTTTTCACACTCATCATCCAGTCTGGTTTTATCTATGGTTAACAAACTTTCGAATTCTTTTTCTTCTTCTTTTTTCATAATTTCCTTTTCAAAAAAGTGTCCCTGCCACCTATCCAAGTGACAGGGACTATTCATAATAGCGCATTTCAAGTGCGAACATGAAAAGATGGAACTAATCGCATTGTTCGTTTTCTTCGTTTAAGTTGCTGCTTATTCTTATAGTGCCTACTCTACGATTGAGCTACCCGTCCATAATATAAAAAATGGAGGACAGGGTCGGATTTGAACCGACATAAAGCAAAGTAACAGCAACCTTCGACCGAACAAACATCTTGGGTTCAGGCTGGAGCGATAGTCTTATGCTGAATGTTGCCATCAGTTTCCTGATGCGTATGCCAATTCCGCCATCCCCTCGTGAATAAGGGGAGTAGGGGTCGAACCTACAAGGCAACATATTTTAGACTAACTCTAAGCCTAAGTCTGCGCTCTATTAACTTTTGAAAATGTAGCCAAGGACAACCTCACCTACATTGCTAATCCATTCCACTTCGAGACTGTTAGCCCCTTCACGAGCAACCTTAACAGCATCTTGAAGTTTCTCAATATGGCTAACGATAATATCACGTTCTGTTTCCGGCAATGCTCCCGACAAGTGAATTGTTGACCAATTCCCAATAGTTTTGTCTTTAGATATTAACTCTGTCTGGGCCGGATGTTCTTTGGTGGCAGGGTATTTGACAATTGGCTCTATCACCTTTTGAGTTTTGACGGTTTGTTCCTGTTGTGTTACCCAACAGTTTTTAGCTTCGTCTTTCGTCCACACCCTGTCGGTTGGAAGTGTCGGCAATTTTTGAGCCAACGTTTTGAGGTCTATCAATTGCTTTTCCAAAAACAACAGAATTGTTATTGGAATAGCTTTCAACAGGATAACACCATCCAGTGTTATGTCGGCCACAGCCTTAGTATTGCCATATTCTTGTGTAGCTACAACATTAAATAATCCAGACAACTCCTTTTGTAGCTTCTCAAGCTCTGTACTAACTCTTGCCTGAACAACTTTGCTTTCCGATGGGAATTGCTCACCATCATCCGAAAGAGGACTATAAATACGACTTATGCCAGCAATCCGGTCTTTGTGCCAACCGTGATGGATTGCTGTCAACGATTTTGCTACTCTTGCTTTTTTCCCTTGTACTAATGCAATAATCTGATTCTGTTTCATATTCAGCCCTTTCTTCTTAATCTAAGGTTAATTTTATTCTACCCTATTATAACCTATCCACAGCTATTTTTTCTATTTTTCTTGAAGAATTTCATAACACGCAGAAACAACTCCAGCAAATTTACTATCGTAAAAATTGTCTCTAAATGCCTCTATCATTCTGAATGCTCTGGCGTTGTTACCTTTTAACAATACACTTTTACCATAACCCAAAATCATCCACCGTATGTTCTCAGCATCCTCATTCTCTAATTCTTTTAATATGGGTGCTATTTCACGCCACTTAGTCTTGGGGTTCATCAGTTTACGTGCAATTTCTATGGTAGCAGTCGTAGTCGATGATTTCTCAATAGCTTTCAGTTGCTTCTTCCAATCATCCAGTTGGTACACTTTATCCAATATTTGTAAGGCTTCACGTGCCGCCCCACCAGCATATTCTACTATCTTTTCTTTAACAGCATCAGATAGTTTTATTTTTTCTTTCTTACAAATATTGTTGATTATTTCAAATAAGTCGTCTTCACTTATGGGATTGAGCTTTACTTGTAAACATCGCTATCTAATTCCTGCTATTATCTTTTCAGGTTCGGTAGTAGCTAACATAAAGTAAACGTGTTCAGGTGGGTCTTCTAATGGCTTTAGCATAGCATTTTGAGCATCGTTCGTAGCCTTATGAAATTCATCTAATAGCCAAACCCTTGAGTCACCATCTATGGGAGCTTGATTCATACTGCTACGAATTTCACGAATACTGTCTATACCACGATAGTCGGCAGAGTTTCTTTCAACAAAATCAAACTTACCACACTTGAGTTTACGTGCTACTATACGGGCTAAAGTGGTTTTTCCCGTTCCATATGGGCCATGAAATAAAATAGCATGTGGTATGCTGTCTGTTTCTATCTTTCTCGTCAAGGTTTCGATAGCATCATCTTGGCCTATTACATCTTCAAACTTTTTTGGTCTGTTTTTTCTGTATAGTTCTTTCATTTTGTATTTCCTTATAACACCATGATACATTAGTATTATTCATTTCCCAATCAAATTGTAACATCTCAATACCTAATAGTCTTCTCGCTGCTCTCCTTGCAAGTATATATTCAAGATATTTGCGGCTTCTTCGTTTTTCACGACTCTTTCTGGACATCGTATGCTTTCTTCATATACCAACTTCCATCTACTGGTGTTACTTCCACTTCGACACGCATAGGCGTAATTATCCAAGGCCAGTGTTTTCTAAGCTGTCTTGTAATTACATCCATAGCAATTTCAATATAATTCTCTAATTCTTTCTCAGGTACATCACTAACTGCATCATCGTGTATCTGTCCAACAAGTTTAGTTTTCATCTTGTACTTCTTTAGTAACTTACTTATTCTGATTAAGCTCCAAAGTAAACAATGAAACGCTGTACCTTGTATAGGATAATTAATACAGTTTTTCCTGTTAATGTAACCACTCACTTCAAAACCTGTCAGCATCTTAAAGTAACCATCATCCTGATAGTCATTCCACCATTGTTCTTTCCACTCTCAGTACA